GATCTATGTTGCCACCTGTCGCAGATCAATGTCCCCAATGTCGCAGATCATCCCGGACTTTGTGAAATTTTCAAAAAAATAACTAAAATACACTATTAATTCACCTTTCCCTTAGTTTCAAACCGAAGTACCCTTCCGTCTTTAAAATAGATGATGACCATAGCTCCCACTCTTTCACTTCCCCACTGACATCGCTCAACCTTGCCACTAACAGCATCGACGGATATATCTGTATAATTTGGCTGTCCGAGCGCGGAAATGACTTCAGATTTTTCCTGACCGATATGGAGATAAAAGGCTAAGGAAAGTGAAGCCCAAAAAAGGATTACCAGAATTAAGAATGTCACGAATCTTTTCATTTTAATTATCTCCTTTGTTTTCGTTCTCCTTTTTCGCACGAACAGAGACCAGGAAAGCCTTGATATTGGCCTTTAGGGCGTTGATCATAACCTCATTTTTACTTTCTAAGATTTCTTTGACGTTGTCAAGGAGTTTTTTTGTGGAGGTCGGAAGAATTTCATATTGAACCTCCGCCTCCTTAACTATCAAATATTTTTTCTGCTCCTCTTCAGATCCATAAAGCACATAATCACTCGATATACCATAAACCTCAGTGAGTTTCTTTAAAAATTCCCGCGATGGTTCCGCCTTCCCCCGTTCTATATCAGAGAGATAAGAATAAGAATAGCCCAGGGGATCGACAAATTCCTTTTGGGTTCTATCCTTACACTTCCTAAATTCCTTAATCCTTTCGCCAGATTCCATAGATTCGTTAATTTACCGAAAAAAAGACTTGACAACAATTCGGTAATTTGCTAAATTCTCTTACCATGAATTCTATAGAGATCAAAATTCTACTCTACCGGAAACGCAGATCGATCGCCTCTATAGCACGAGATCTCGGAGTAACAGACGCCGCGATCCATCATGTCATAAATGGACGACGCCCTTCGAGGCGCGTGAGGATGGCCATAGCCAAAGCCGTTGGGAAGCGGGTTGAGGAGTTATGGCCATCCAAGTCCTTTAAGAAAGCTGCTTAGATCATATAAATTTTTTTAGGCTTTTTCAAGAGCAAAAATTGAAAAAGAATTGCCATCCAAATCAACTCTCTTTCTTTGATCTTCTCAAAGACCTTCGGCCCAAAAACACCGAATTTTCATCATTTAATATAGATCTCCTTCTCCGGGAGACGATTGCCCTGGCCATTAAGGAATCGCCTCTTTCGCGCTTTCAAATTGCCGCCCGGATGAGCGAATCCCTGGGCGTCGAGGTCTCGAAGACCATGATCGATTCCTGGACCGCCGAGAGCAGGGAGGGGATCAATCGGTTCCCGGCCTGCTACCTGCCTGCGTTTTGTCACGTGGTCGAGTCGATTGAACCGCTCAGGGTGCTGGCGGATCTCGTTGGATCGGTTGTGGTCCAGGGGGAGGATGCATTGCACATGGAGCTTTCAAAGGTCGAGGCCGAGAAACAAAAGCTTTCAGAAAAAGGAAAGGCGATTAAAACGATTCTTCAGGGGATGAGGAAGTAAGGAGGTGTTTATGTTCAAGTTCAGAGGGGCTTTTGAATCAGGGATTCTTGAGAGACAGGTGTTAAGAGATCGCTCTATTAAGGTCAATGAAGTTACTTTTCCTGTCCCTCGTTCTTGCGAGGTTGGACAAGAGGTGAAGGTTTTTGTTGATTTAGAGAAGAGTAGAGTTTTTCTAATTTGTCCAAACGGGAAGAGACGTCGGCTATTCCCTCAAAAATTGGAACCAAACAATCAGGTTTTATCGTCTGCTTCTCGCAGTCGGGTCTATAGAGGCCCTTTCCCCAACAAAAGGAGGCATTCTTACAAATCGAAAACATCTTAAAGATGATTTCTCGCGGAGAGTGAGACCAAACAGAAGGATACATAAATGAACCACAGCGAGTACAGAGCAGCCTATATTGACCAATTCTGGCATAGTTCAGATCGAGCCAGCCCTCAACAGGAGAAACATATTCCTCACAGGACTCGCTTGCCTGACAAAAGATACAGGTAAATTCCATTCCTTTTTTCTTTCGAGGCATAGATTGAGCATAGAAAAACCGCAAAGAAATTGCAATAGAAAAATTCTTTCAGAGATCGAGAAATGAGACAACTTGTTGATACGGAAGAGGCGGCGAAGATAAAGGGCGTTTCTCCAAGGACCATTGAGAGATGGTTTGAGACCGGCAAACTCGAAGGCGAATTTAAAGCCGGCAAAAGGGCAGGCAAATCCGGCCTAAAACTCTACGTATATATAAATGATACACAGAACGGGGACAGTCCCGATTCTACGATCCTCGCGGAAGCTCTGATCCGTAAATCTGGGACAGTCCCAAAGTCTCGCACGCGCGTGGGCAGGGGCGAGCCGGGGTGTCATGTGGTTACGCCGATTGTGAATGGGATGCCGCAGAGCGCAGAGCGCATAGCGCAGAGCGAAAACCCACTTGACACGAGTAAGCATGTAAACTTAAACGCAAAAGATGGCGATTTTGTCAAGTTAACCGGGGCCCTGCCGTCTGAGACCAACCATAAACCAACCTGGATTCCTGCTTCCGCAGGAATGACGAATGTTGAGGCCCCTGGGTCCGAGATCCCTCCGGTTCCGGCCCTCCTGGAACTGCCGGATTCAGGGGTCAATCTTCCGGCCATCCTGGTACCGCAGATCTTAGATAATAGACTTCAGACATTAGACCGAAAGACAAATCCCAACCTCGAACGCGATGCCTATCTCCGACTTGCAATTCTTAAAATCTACCGGGAAAAGATTTCAGAAAATCACAAACCAAAAGGGAAGGTTACCAAGGAGTTCATACAACTCTATAATTCAGGGCTTCTTTTGCCTGCTATATATAATGATATAGGCTCCATCCAAAGAACGACGCTCTACTCGTGGGATAAGGCCGAAAAACTCGGTGGAGTTCGGGCACTTATACCGCAGTATGGCGGCCCATCCGGCTCGAAGATCACCGAATACGAAAAATATATCCTCCTGAACATTCTTCTCCATCAAAACCGCCTAAAAATCGGATCAGCGATTAAATTCACCAAGGCTTTTCTTGCCTACAAAAAAATTGAATCGCCATCAAGCGAGGCAACACTCCGGAGATATATCGACGAATTCAAACGCACGCGATACGACGCATGGGTCAGTGCCCGAGAAGGGGCCAAGGCGCTCAACGATAAGTGCCTCCCTTACGCCGAGCGAAATTGGAGACTTCTCACCGTGGGAGAAGGCCTGGTTGCCGATGGCCACCGTTTAAATTTTCAAGTCATCAATCCATTCACCGGCAAAAAATGCCGGGCGACGATCGTGCTTTTCTGGGACTGGAAATCTTCCTATCTTTTGGGATGGGAGATTATGCTTGAGGAGTCGATCCAATGTATTGCCTCAGCCCTCAGAAACGGGATCCTCACCCTCGGGAAAATTCCTAAATGGCTTCTCATTGATAATGGAAAAGCCTTCAAGTCCAATATATTTACATCGGATATCGACCTTGAAGACGGCATTACTTACGGAATGTTTGCGACCCTCGGCATCCACACTCATTTTTCTCAAGTTTACAATGCTCAGGAGAAGCCCCTGGAGCGGTTCTGGGGCACATTCAACAACTGGTTCGAACGCCTCCTTCCTTCCTATACAGGCGCATCGATTCCCGATAAGCCTCCCTATATGCTCCGGAACGAGAAAGATGCGCAGGCGCGACACAATGAATGGGTGCCGAAGATCGAAGAGGTCCAGGAGATGCTCCTTAAATTTCGGGAGTTCTATATCGATCAACCTTCTCGCGGGCGCGACGGGCTAACCCCGCGTGAGATATTCGAAGCCGAGAAAGGCTCGGGCGTGGATCCCGATGAACTGACATATCTAATGATGGCCAAAGAGATTAAATCCGTGGGTCGGAATGGCGTCACCTGGAACGGTTGGCACTATTACGATGAGGCATTATACGGATACCGCGATAAAGTGATTTGCCGTTACACTCACAGCGATTATTCAAAGATCTATCTCTTCAGCCTAAAGAATCAATTTCTCTGCGTGGCCCGTCCGGTCGAACAGGTCCATCCAATGGCCTCTGAAAGCGAGTTTCCGAAGGATCAGGAGGCCGTGAAACAGATCAGCTCTCTGAAAAATAAAGTCAAACGGTCAACCAAAAACCTACTCAATCTAATCGAGTCTCACAAGGAAATTGATTGGGAAGATAGTTTAAAAAGATCGCCGGAGGCATCACAGATCGTCCAGGTCATAGAAAACAAAAACCCGAAGGCCGTCAACACCTCGCCGTTTGTGGATGGCGTCTCTTACAGCCAGGATGAGACCCCGCCTCCCAGATACAAACCCCCGCGGGAATGGAGCGGCTACTTCGAGCACTGGGAGAGATACGACTATCACCAGGAGCAGGATCCCGCAATGCTGATCCAGGACGATCTGGATTTTATCGACTGGTACAAAACCACATCTGAATATGAAGCCGTTTACGGTCCTAAAAAAAATACGCGTTTATTAGCGGTGAAATGAAGAAGGGGGTGACAGATGAGAGATCAGTTCGTAGATATCAAAAATGCAAAACGTTTTCAAACCGCAGTCGATCGCATTCATCACAAACTTAAGGGCATGGAGCGCATGGCCCTGATCTTCGGGGATCCTGGCCTCGGGAAGACCGAGACCGCGCTTCAGTATGCCGCCAACAATGGCTCGCTTTACATCCGAATGAAAAAACTGATGACCGCCCGCTGGTTTTTGGGCGATCTGGTCGAAGACCTCGGAGGGGGCTCTCACTACAGGACGAAAGACCTCTTCGATTCGGCTATCAAAATTCTTTCAAGTGAGAGGAAAAGAACGCTCATTCTTGACGAAGTCGATTACTTTACGCAGGATTCCAAAATCACCGAGACCCTTCGTGATTTACATGATATCACAGGGACTCCGATGGTCTTTATCGGCATGAGCCAGGCCGACAAGCGCCTCATGCGATACCCGCATTTATATGATCGATTTGTGGAGGTTGTCAAATTTCAGCCGCTTGATCGCGCCGATGTGGAGAAAATGGCAAAAGAACTTTCCGAGGTGCAATTTTCCGACGATGCCATCGAGTGGATCAGCAACGACAGCGAGGGGAAGATCCGCAAGATCATCGCGCTCATTCATCGCGCCGAACACATAGCAAAAGGCAGCAAAAACCGCACGATCGAGGCAAAGGATTTTAAATAATGAAAACGATTACACAGATTAAAAGGCACGATTACACAGATTTTAAATCCGAGGAATTATCTAAGAAATGAACAAAACCCGGATCGTTGCGACTGAACTGCTCGAGGGCGGGAGAAACTTCTTCTCCCTGGCGCAGATTATTAAGGCCACCGGCCTCGACAGGACGGTCGTTCGCGACACCTTGCTTACTCTTCACTCGGAAGGATTTCTCAGACGGGTTCACAGGGATCTCGATCCATATACTGGGAAGGGTCCACAAACGTGGAATATCCGATACCGCGTCATCAGGCCAAAGGATCTCGCCGAAAAAATCGCCCCAAAATACAAGGGCGAAAACAATTCCTCCGATCGGATGTGGTTCATCATCCGGAAAAAAAGAGTATTCGAAAGGCGCGACCTCCTGGTATTGGCCAAGGTATCCAAAGAAACGGCCCGCTGGTACACCAAAATGCTTCATCGGGCAGGGATCATCCGCCAGGGCGCCCGCGGCGAGTGGGCGCTTATTAAGGACGTGGGGCCGAGACGGCCGTATGTTGGGGATCAGATTCACGCAAAGCGCATAGCGCATAGCGCAGAGCGCAGGGCGAAGTGAGAGTAAAAATTTTAGATCAGTCGATTTGTTTGATCAGAGAGGGAAATGAGAATTTAGAAATTCTCAAGCCAAAAGAGGTCTTGCAACTCATAAAAGATTTACAGCGTTCGTTATTTGACTATCAAAATTTAACGGGCAAAAAGATTGACGAACCGCAGTGCTATTAGGGAGGCCAATGATGAAACGTTATGGGATCATAGTTATAGAGATCACAGAGAATGACCCGGGTGAAAAAAGAATATTTCGGAAGCATAAGGAAGAGGAGATTTTCAGATCCGTTTTGGCGGAAGAAAATTTCAATTTCAGAGGAATTCTTAAGGCCATTTTAGAGGGGGTGAATCATGCCGAGAAAAAATCATAATGCCGATTATCACCGACCAATTGAAAACAGACCTGATCCAAATATTCGTCCGCCAAAGCATGACGTGGTTTCCGGAGGATATATACCGGTAGGGCCGCGCCTCGATGTAACAAATCCACCCCAAGGGGGGAGCGGTCTGAAAACGACGCCGGAATCGATTGTTCGGGAGTTTCGGATTGCCGATCGGGGTATCAGGGTTGAATCCGTCAAAGAACCTATATCGAAGATCGAGGGGGCGATCAGGATCTTTCTTCTGATCACGTTGGGATGGGGGATTGGGTACTTTCATCATTTTCTCGCTGCTGCGAGATGATTACACACCTGCCTACGCCGAGACTTCGGCAGGCAGGGATTCCAAAAGAGGATTACACCGATGATTATCAAAGGCGCACTCACGATGAACAACCAGAAGGCACCTGCCACAGGGGCAGATACGCAGCCGGCAGAAGACTTAAGATATTACCTCTCCTGTCCGCTCAGGAAAAATCACGCGCGGATCCCGGTGACGGTCTGCCACAAACAAAAATGCCTCTGGCTGACCTCCGACGGCGGGAAGGTCAAATGCGGATATGGCGATCCGAATCTGAAGCCGGGGAAACGGCCCAAGGTCAAAAAAATCTCACGAGACGGGGTTGTTTGAATGCGTGAGACCATCGTCTGGATTCTATTTTGTTTCATCCTGGCTGCTGGGGCATTCGGCTGGGGATACATATACAAGGATCACCGGGTCGACGATCTCAGAGAGCAGGTCCACCGGCTCGATGATAAGCAGAAGGATATGAATGGAAGGCTCACGGCCATCGAAGGCAAGAGAAGATGAAGTGTCCGCATTGCGGAGGATCTTTAATTCCTGAACCGGGCGACTACATGAATGAGCCCGCCCTAAAATGCATGAGCTGCGGAAGGAGGGTCAAAATGGAGCAGATGAGAGAATGCAGAAAATGTAAGAAAGAGTATCCTTTGACTGCGGAATATTTTCACCGGATGGGAGACGGGTTCGTGTACTACTGCAAACCCTGCCGATCCGAAATGCAAAAAGGATATAAGCGGAAGGGTAAAGTTTCTTCTGTCGTCCCCGTTCCCAATAAGAATCAGCGGGTCGTGAAAACCAGGGTCGCGAAACCTATTAAACGTTCGGTCGATCTCCCAAAACCTGTGATCATCCGCGCCACTCCGGAACAGATTATTGGAGATCTCAGAAGGGGCTTCGCTATCGAGTTGATCGCAATGATCCAGGAGAAATACGGACTATGATCAGGATCTGTTGTTCTGACCATCATATTGGTGATCGCATCTTCGGCGAGAAAGAACCTTTTGAAGATAAATCCGAGACTCACGGCTATTGTGATCCCTGCTTCGAGCTCGAGAAGATAGAGATCCAGATCGCGCTCAAAAAGCTGAGAGATGCGGGATGGACGCCGTTCAAATGCACGCAAAGCGCATAGCGCATAGCGCATAGGGCATGGAACTAAACAATCTCGAAGCTCAGATTCTGCGATTCCTTGAAGCCCATCAGGGCAGGGAATTCGCTTGTTCGCGAGAGAGACTCGTACAGAAGATCAATGGACCCTGTGGAGTAGGCGAAACCGCCACTCCACAGGGCAAGGTCCATGAACGCGAGATTCGGCGGGTCATCAAACACCTGGTCGAAAGCCACGGTCAATGGATCGGTTCCTGCTCGAGGGGCTACTTCATGATCCAGACGGATGAGGAGCTCCTGGCCGCCTGCAAATATTATCACGGCTATGCCCTGAGCCTGCTCCATGTGGAGGCGAAATTGAGGAAGACCTCTCTGGCAACGCTATTGGGGCAATTATCTTTGGAATTCGCCCCGTGGAGTACAGAGCCAAACTCCACAGGGCAAGGAGGTTAACATGGACTGGATCGGATTTGTCAGGCTGATGATTTTTCTGGGATGTCTTGGCTTTTGGTATGGGGTTTATAGACTAATCTTTTAACGCCATGCCTGCCTGCGGTAGGCAGGCGCTATGCGCTATGCGGGAATCTGGAGGTTACCATGACACTTTCTGAAATCGAAAAACTGGCAAGGGAGTTCTCTAATGCGCGCACGATCCTGCGCGACCGCGTGGAGGGCCTCAACGATGGGATCACGGCGCTGAAGAAGCGTTATCTTCCCGGGATCCGCAACGCCGTGGATCAGGCCAAAGAAAAACACGCGAACCTATCGGATTCCATCACCGATAGCCCCGAGCTATTTATCAAACCCAGGACAATGACACTCTTCGGCATCAGATTCGGCATCGAGAAACAGAAGGGCAAACTCAGTTGGGACGATAAGGGTGTGGTGGTCAAACTCATCAAAAAACTCTTTCCCGATTCCTGGGAGACCTATATCAAGGTCAAGGAAGATCCCATGAAAAAGACCCTGGCGACACTTCCGAGTGCGGACCTCAAAAAGCTCGGCATCCAGGTCACCGAGACAGGCGACGCCGTCGTGATTAAGCCCACGGACAGCGAGGTCGATAAGCTGGTGGATGCGCTACTCAACGAGAAAAAAGAGATCGAGGAAGAGGAGACATAATGGAGCCTTTTGCACGATTAGGCAAACGACCAAAATTTAGGGAGAGTCCGGGAAGCGCCAGTCCAAAACATAAAAAGAAAAATACCGACGGTTGGAACCTTCCGGCTATTTTAATGGCCATATTATCTCCGAGAGCCGCATTAACTCGGATCCCATTCTATCGCCAGGGGAGAAGGGGATGATTAAAGCGCATCTCTACTTGCCTAACGGCAGAGTGATCTCGGTCTTTCTGAAAAGAAGACAATACTCGACCCTGGTCGAAGAGGCCCGGCAGATCTCATTTTGGCAGCGCATTAAATATTTTTTCTGGGACAGAAAGAGAAAACGTCACCAGTGAGGCCAGCGATGAAGGCAATTTCCCTAAAACAACCTTGGGCCTGGGCGATCGTCATGGGCCTCAAAGATATTGAAAATCGAAAGTGGAAGACTGGGTTCCGGGGAGAATTGCTTATCCATTCTTCGATGAACTACGAACTCCTGGGAGATATTATTCTTAGAGAAAACGGCATCAATCCGCCGACCAGACTTGAACTGTATTACGGAGCGATCATCGGCAAGGTTGAAATCATTGATTGCGTGAGGTTCCATCCATCGAAGTGGTTCTTCGGACCGTGGGGTTGGGTTTTGACCAACCCGATTCACTACAAAAAATTTATTCCCATGAAGGGCAGACTCGGTATATTCAATGTTCCAGATGATTGTTTTCTTGGCGAGGAGGTCAGCGATGATGTATTGGATTTGGCTTAGGGATAAGAAAGACAAACCTTATTTTCATAGAGATAGTTTTTTGTCTGGTCTCATTTCTCAGAATTTGATTGAACATACCCTGGCACAATTTGTAGAGAAGTTAGGCATTTGTGATAATTGCGATGGTCATATTGCTCACGTCATTGAAGAGGAAACGGGCAGATTATTTTGTCCTATTCTTTTCAGTGAACTTGTTGATCCGGGATGGACAGCAATGGATCTATTGGATTGATAAGATGTCATTCCTGCGAAAGCAGGAATCCAGAAAGGTCAATTGAATTTATTTTAGAAAGGAGGCACCTATGACGATACCAATGTCGCAGGGAATTATTTTTGTACGCTATTACGGAGGCACCTACATTGCCAGATTCCAGGGGAAGACCGCGAGTTGCGCGGGAGGCCAGAAGCAGGCGGCAGAAAGAGTGGCGCGCAAAGTCATGGGGAAAACACCATATACAATAGAGAGATGCGGAAGTAACTACGCCTGGCAAGTTGTGTGTGAGCAATGATCCGTGTAATCGAGCTTTAAAATCCGTGTAATCATCTGCCGGCCACCGGCTCAGAGAGCCTCATGGCTCGGAGAGAGGCAGAATGCCTATTCAAAAACTCATTGCTAAAATCCACATCGCCAAAAAGGAACTCGGCCTCGAGGACTCGATCTACCGGGACATTCTCTATCGGAAATTTCGGGTCTCTTCATCCAAGAGCCTCTCCGATTCCCAGGCCCTGGTGCTCGTTCATCATTTTAAGAATCTGGGTTGGTCCCCCTACGCCAAGGCTTCGGGGGATAAACTCCCTCAAAAGAAGCACGACGACCAGAAAGGCGATATCTACTCGAGTACGCCCGCGCAGAAGAGAAAAATCGAAGTCATGTGGCATAATATCTATCGGGGCAATTCCGAGACCAAACATTTGAGACAGTTCCTGTTCAATCACTTCAAGGTCAGCGATATCAGGTTTTTGGAGCGAAAAACGGCGCATGATGTGATCGAGGGATTAAAGGCCATGCAGACGCGGCGAGGGAGCGATGGCATACATCCGTAAAACGAATAGAGTATACCGTTTAAGGGGCATAGACTGCGGCAGGCAAAAAACTAAGCGTCTTTGTCTTAATTGTGAAAGCGAATTCATGTCCGAAGGTCCGCACAATCGGATCTGTCCGAAATGCAAATTTTTAGATAACCCCGAAGATCACGGACGGAGGAACTATGAGAACATTCGGAATCGGTCGATGTAAGACCTGTAAAAAGCCTTTTGACAAGAAGGCCCCTAATCAGATCCATTGTGATGAGCACAGTTTCTGGAAGAGATATCGCGGCGGTAGGGTTTTAATGAAACTTTATGAGGTTGAAGGACCCTTGAAGCAGGCCGCCGATGAAAGCGGCAATCCGAAGGTCTGGACGGCCGGTGAATACAACCAGGACTTCCTTAAATCGCTGATTCCTGGTAAAATGTAACGCGACCCTGATGGATAGGCTCCGCC